ATCATCCGGTTGGTGCGTGGCATTCGATGACGGTGGCGTGGTGGGCGGACATTTGGTCGTCGCCGATGGCGCCGGAGTTCGACGGGTCGGACAAGCATGGCTTGTTCGCGCTCGCGATGTTGGTCAACGACTTCTGGACTGCTGAGACGGTGCGTGAGCGGCGTGAGTTGGCGGCGGAGATCCGTCAGCAGGGGCAGCGGTTCGGCTTGTCGCCGATCGACCGGCGGCGTCTTCAGTGGGAGATCGAGCGGTCGGAGGAGGCGCAGGACAAGGGCACGAAGCGCCGGTCCCGCACGGAGCAGAAGCCCGGCGGGTCTGGTGGTGATCCTCGTTCGGTGCTGCGTGCGGTGTGAGCACGTTCATCGTTCCGGCGTTCGATGAGGACCCGTGGCCGTCTCTTGGAGGCCAGGTTTGTGACCTGATCGAAGAACGCGCGGTGTTCGGTCCGGGCAGCCTGAAGGGGCAGCCGGCGAAGCTCGACGACGAGAAGCGTGCGGCGATCTGGAAGGCCTACGAGGTCTACCCCCGAGACCACGAGTTGGCGGGACGTCGACGGTTCCGTCGAGTGCGGTACTCGTGGCGGAAGGGCGCCGCGAAGACGGAGTCCCTCGCCTGGGTTGCGTTCGCCGAGCTTCACCCGGAAGGCCCTGTGCGTTTCGATGGCTGGGACGCGTCCGGTAACCCGGTGGGGCGCCCCGTGCGAGACCCCTACATCCCGCTGCTCGCCTACACGGCGGAGCAGGTCGAGGAACTCGCGTACGGTGCCCTCTACGTGGTGTGCACCGAGGGACCAGACGCTGACCTGTTCGACGCTGGCCTCGAGCGAATCATCCGCCTCGACGACCGCGGCCGCGCCGACGGCAAAGCTGTACCACTGGCACAGTCACCGTCCGCTCGGGACGGCGCACGTACCACGTTCCAGGGCTACGACGAGACCCACCGCCTCGACTTGCCGCGGCATTTGCACGCGTACGAGACGATGGAAGCGAACCTGCCGAAGCGGCCGTTGGATGACCCGTGGTCGATGGGCATCACCACCGCCGGTGTTCCTGGTGGCGGGTCGGTGGCGGAGAAGGACAAGGACGAAGCTGAGGCCATCGCCCGCGGCGAGGTTGAGGAACCGGAGTTGTTCTACTTCCACCGCGAAGCAGGTCCAGAGCATGACCTGACCACCCTGGCGGGCCGGATCGAAGCTGTTCGTGAAGCCTCGGGGCCGGCGGTGGCGGCGTGGTCGGACCTGCGGGGGATCGCGAAGCAGTGGGACCGGCACGGCGCCGACCTCCGTTACCTCGAGCGGACCTGGCTGAACCGGTGGACGCAGTCGGATGCGCAGGCGTTCGACGCGAAGAAGTGGCGGCAGGAACTCCACCGCCCTGATCTGGTGATCCCCGAGGGTGAACCGGTGTCGGTGGGGTTGGACGGGTCGAAGTGGAAAGACACGACGGCGCTGATAGTCACCCACCTCCGCACCGGGCTGCAGTTGGCTCGCGCGTTGTGGGTACCTACGGAGGATCGTCCGGTGGACGACTCCGAGGTGGATGCGGTTGTCGACGATGTGTTCAACACCTGGCATGTGACTCGCATGTACGGCGACCCCGCCCAGGGATGGGACGACAACCTCGCCCGCTACGCCGGTAAGTACGGGCCGCGGGTGGTGTTGTTCTTCTACACCGACTCGCGGAACTTGCGGCGCACCGCAACGATGTGCCGATCCTACGCGTCGGCGATCAAGGGTGGTTTGGTCACCTGGACCGGGGATGAGCAGTTCGCGGCCCATGTCGGTGCTGCGCAGAAGCGTGACATCCGCATGTCGGATGAGGACGGCACCCCGTTGTGGGTGATGGAGAAGGAACGCCACGACTCCCCCAACAAGATCGACGCGGCGATGGCCGGGGGTTTGTCGTGGCAGGCCCGTTTGGACTCGATCGCGGCGGGCGACGACGTCGATCCGGCCGACAACCGGATGTTCATGTACCGATAGGCCGTGAGGGGGTCATCTGTGGCGACCCTGCTCACCACCCAGCGGTTGACCGACGAAGAAGACGACCTGATGTCGCGGATCGTCGCCGCGATGAACAAGCGGCGGCGGCAGGACGAGCGGCTGAACGCCTACTACGAGGGCTGGCAGCGGGTCGACCAGTTGGGTATCGCGGTCCCGCCCGAACTGCGTCGCTTCGAGACGGTCGTGAACTGGTGCCGGGTCGCGGTCGATGAGGTGGAGCGGCGGCAGGACATCAAGTCGATCTATCTGCCGGATGAGACCGCCTCGTCGAAGGATCTGCAGCAGGGCTGGGAGTCGAACGACCTCAACTCTGCGGTGCCGGTGATGCTGAAAGAGAAACTGATCTTCGGGCGCGGCTACATGACGGTCGGCACCAACGAGGACGACGAGAAGCAGCCGCTGATCACGGTGGAGTCGCCGCGGCAGATGGGCTGCATCGTCGACCAACGTCGCCGACGGATGCGGGCGGCGTTGCGGCAGTACAAGGACTGGGACGATACCCGACGCCGCACTCTGTACCTGCCGAACTCGACAGTGTGGTTGGAGGCAGGGCGGAACGGGTGGAGGGTCGAGGAACGCGACGACCACAACCTCGAGCGGCCACCTGTGGTGCTGTTCCTCAACCGGCGCCGTTTGGGTGACTGGTGGGGCACCTCGGAGATGGCCGACGTCATCCCCCTGGTGGATGCCGCAGTGCGGACGCTGACGAACTTGCAGATCGCGGGCGAGACGCATTCGGTGCCACAGAAGATGATCGTGGGCGTGGCCATGAAGGACTTCGTGGACGCCCGCACCGGGAAGCAGCTGACCACGTGGGAGTCCTACCTGACGTCGCTGATGGCGACCGCCAACAAGGACGCCAAGATCTTCCAGCTGTCCGGGTCGGACCTGAAGAACTTCCACGACACCGTGAACCACTACGCCCACCTCGTTGCCTCCACCACCGGCCTGCCGCTCCGATATCTCGGGCAGCAGGCCGTGAACCCCGCCGCTGAAGGTGCGATCCGGGCGGAAGAAGCCCGGTTCGTCAAGAACGTGGAACGCAAGGAAGTCGACGACGGCGACGCACTCGGTTGGGTGATGGGTCTCTACGACCGGTTCCGCACTGGTGAGTGGCGGGAAGCGAGCCGGATCAAGGTCGACTGGCACGATCCCGGTACGCCCACATTCGCGCAGCGCGCGGACGCGATCCAGAAACTCGCTGGCGGGATCCCCATTCTGTCCCGCGAAGGTGCGTGGGACGAGTTGGGTTGGGACGAGCCGCGGAAGGAGCGGGAACGCGCCCGGTTCGAGGCCGAAGCCCGCGACCCGCAACTCGACGACGTCATGCAGCGCGTCGAGGTCGTGGGAAAGCAAGCCACCGCGTACGGCACCCTCATCCGCGCTGGCGTCAAGGAAGACTCCGCGTCGGAAACCACGGGTCTGCCGGATATGGACCACACCGGGCTGCTGCCGGTCACGGTGCAGTCGAAGGAGAAGGCGACGGCTACGCCGAACGGGCAACGAGCCGAGGGTGACTGATGTTGCCGGGTGTGCTCCCGGTCGTCGACGAGCACTACGCCACCATGCGGCAGCTCGAAGCACTCGCGATCCTGCTGCTGCGACGCTCCTGGAACCGCGTGGACCCGACCCGGATCTTCGAGACGTGGACGGCTCAGACCACCCGAGTGCTTGACGCGTTCACCGCTCTGCAGCGTCTCGCCGCAGAGGAAGGCGCCGGGTACACCACAGCCACCCTCGATGCGCAGGGCATCCGATCTTCGCCGGAAGCAGAGATGCTGCCAGCTGCGCTGGTGGGGTGGGCGTCCGACGGCCGCCCCTTGGAGAGCCTGCTTGAGGCCCCAGCGAGGGTGGCGCTCGAGCAACTCGACCGCGGGTTCCCGGAGGAGAAAGCGCTTGAGGCCGGTCGGGTGAGTGTGGAGCGGATCGCCCGCACCCAGATCGCCGACACCGGACGGATCGCCGCGGGCATCGACGTCGCAACCCGTCAGGGTGTGGCGTGGGTGCGGATGGTCAACCCGCCCGTCTGCTCGAGATGCCTGATCCTCGCCGGCCGCATCTACCGGTGGTCGGATGGGTTCCAACGGCACCCGAACTGCGACTGCGTCCACGTCGCCACCAGTGGCACTGCGGCTCGGCGTGAAGGGCTCGTCGACGACCCGAACGCCTACTTCCAGTCTCTGACTGCGGAGCAGCAGGACCAGCTGCTCGGCAAGGCCGGCGCGCAGGCGGTGCGGGATGGCGCGGACATGAACCAAGTCGTGAACGCGCGCCGCGGCATGACCGAAGCCGGCACCACCACCGAAGGCACCACAGCCCGCGGGTTCGCTTCACGACGGCTTAACGGCCGCCCGCGGCTGACACCGGAGGCGATCTACCAGATCGCGCCATCACGTTCAGGCGCGCTGCGGCTGCTGAAGGTGCACGGCTACATCCTCTGATCTCCCGACCGCGCGATGCGGACCGGGCTTTTCCCTCTGCGATGGAGGAACCACAACATGTCCGACGGCAACGCCACCGAAACGACCCCGCCGGCGCCTGCCCCCGTACCGGCTCCGCCTAAGGACACGGCTCCCGCGATGGGAACCGTGCCCGACACCGGCAAGAAGGACGGGGACGAGCCACTCGGCCCGAACGGTGTCAAGGCGCTCCAGGCGGAGCGCAAGCGCGCGGACGAGTTCGAGAAGCGGCTCAACGCGCTGAAGCCGCTCGAGCAGATCGCGGCGGCTCTCGGCGGCGGAGATGCCGCGAAGGGTAAGTCGGAGATCGAGAAGCTCGCCGAGCAGCACGCCAAGCTCGAGGAGACGATCGCCGAGGAGCGGCAGGCGCGGTGGCGCGCTGAACTCGCTCACGATCACGGACTGACTCCCGCGCAGGCGAAGCGCCTCATCGGAACCACTCGTGAGGAACTCGCTGCGGACGCCGCCGAGCTGGTGAAGGACTTCGCGGTCGACCCGTCGAAGCCCAAGACGCCGAAGCCGGATCGGTCTCAGGGCGGTGGCTCCGCTGGAACCGGCGCCACCGGGTCGGTCGAGTCCGGGCGGGACCTGTACCGCACCAAACACAAGCCCAAGCAGGGCGCAACCAGCTAACCCCCCATCGAGGAGGACCCCATGCCTCGTCTCAGGACTGAGACGTTCGGCGTCGGTGACATGACGTGGATGGGTTCCACACACGGCATCGCGAACTCGCGATCCGGTGTGCTGGACCTGTCCGCGTTCACCGAAGCCGACCACTACCCGGACGGCTACATCCGCTCCGGCACCCCCGTCGACGCGACCGACGAAGCCGCTGTCGTGCCGTGGGCCGGGACCGGCCGCCTCGGGTTCGTGCTGACTGACCAGCGGGTCGTGGGCACCGAGGACATCAACGCGCCGATCTTCCGGCACGGCATCGTCAAGGTCGACCTTCTGCCGGTCCCGTTCACGGTCCCCGCGACCGAGGTCGGGAACTTCTCGTTCGTCGGTGAAGGCGAGGCTCCCTGATGGCTCTCTGGACTGACATCATCACGCCCGCCGACCTCACCGGCTACGCCCGCGAGTCCCTCGCCGCCTACGAGCTGCGTCAGGGGTCGCTGGCGCGGTGGCTCCCGAACCGGGAGATCCCCGGCCTCGAGGCCCGGTTCATCGCCGGCAGGGCTGGTCTGGTCGAGGAGGCCCGGTGGAGGGCGTACGACGCCGAACCCGAGCTGGGGAAGCGGCAGCCCGCGAAGCGCACCATCCTCGAGATGCCCGCGATCGGCCAGAACATCCCGATCACCGAGTACGAGCAGCTCCTCACCCGCGGCGCGGATGACGATCAGATGCTGTCGGCGATCCTGTCGACCACCGAGTCTCTGGTGCGGGGCATCGTGGACTCGATGGAACGCCTCCGCGGCGTGGTCATCAACACCGGCAAGGCGACCATCGCGCAGGACAACTTCAAAACCGACGACGACTTCGGTCGTTCCCCGTCTCACTCGGTGACGCTCGCGGACCTGTGGGATGACCCGGCAGCGGACCGGCTCGCCGACCTGCAGGGCCTGGTGGACATCTACGTGGAGTCCAACGGTGTCGAGCCGGGCGCGATCCTGGCGTCGCGCAGGGTGATCCGTGCGCTCGCCGCAGGCGATCAGTTCCAGACCCAGCTCCTCAACGGTGGCGCACGCCCGGCCACCGCGGGGGATGTGGACACCATCATCTCCGGTGCAGGGTTGCCGCCGATCGAGCGGTACGACCGCCGCACCAAGTCCGGGCGTGTGCTGCCGGACAACCGGCTGTGGCTGCTGCCGGCGCCGGTCGACCCGAACGACTTCGACGGCACCGAACTGGGTGCGTCGTTCTGGGGTCAGACCCTCACGAGCATGCTGCCGGACTTCGAGATCGCGGCGGCGGAGCAGCCGGGCATCGTGGTCGGCACGTACCGCAACGAGAAGCCTCCGGCGATCGCCGAGGTCATCTCGGACGCGATCGGCATGCCGGTTCTCGCCAACGCGGACCTGTCGCTCGTCGCGACTGTCCTCTGAGGAGGCGCGTGATGACGCGTCGACTCACAACCCACGTGATGGTTCGGAAGCCGGGCACCGCGGAAGCTGTGGTGCTCGGCCCGAACGACGACCTCCCGGAGTGGGCAGAGGTGGCGATCACCAACCCCGCTCTGTGGTCAGCGTCGGTGGCCGCGGATGTGATCGTGCCTGCCGTCTCACCGGAAGCTCCACCGACAGCGGAGCGGCCGCCGGTGGCTGGGCCGGGGTCCGGGCGCGATGCCTGGGCCGCATACGCCACCAGCCGGCAGGTGACGGTCACCGACGACATGACCCGCGCCGACATCATCGCGGCACTCCCCGAGGAGTAAGTCATGGCGTACGCCACCTGGACTGATGTCGAGGTCCGTCTCGGTCGGACGCTGACCGCGCCGGAGCGGCTGCAGGTGGCGGCGTGGATCGACGACATCGAGGCCACGATCAAGGCCCGTATCCCCAACCTTGACGCCCTGGTCGCCTCAGGGACACTGCTGGCTGCCACGATCGTGAAGATCGCAGCGGCGGCGGTGATCCGTGTCCTGCGGAACCCGGACGGGAAGCTGACGGAGCGGATCGACGACTACTCGTGGACCCGTGACTCGTCCACCGCCACCGGTCAGCTCGCCCTGCTCGATTCCGAGTGGGACGAGCTGACCCCAGAAAGCGCCACGGATGCGTTCACGATCCGGCCGCACTACCAGCCGGGCTGGTGTGAGCCGCCGAGCATGTGGATCCCGTCGTGACCGCCCAGTCAGCGGTTCTTCAAGGGCGGGCCGCCGCTGAGGCGATCATGGTGGACGCCTGCAGCATCGTCCGCGTGACAGGTGAACCGGGCCCGTTCGACCCGGACACCGGCACACACGCACCCGCCCCCACCGCGACCGTCTACACGGGCCGGTGTCGGGTGCAGACGTACGAGCCGCACGAGTCCACACCCGAGTCCGGCAGCCACGTGTACACGGTGCAGCGGTACTACATCCACGTCCCAGTCGGAACCGATGTGGCTGTGGACGACCAGGTGACCATCACCAGCTCCATGTTGGACCCGGATTTGGTTGGCCGTAGCTACCGGGTGGCGGGGCTGCTGCACAAGACGTTCGCCACAGCGCAACGGATGCTGGTCGACGAGATCGCGAGGTAACCCATGGCGAAGCTGGAAGCCAGAAGCCCGAAGTACCCGGCGCTGTACGACCGCGAGTCCGGTGTCCGGTTCCGGCGCGGGGTGGCGGAGGTGACCATCACGCAGGCCACCGCCCTGGCGAAACGCCGGTACATGGACGGGATCCTCGTCGACGGAAAACCCGTGAAGAAGTGGCTGGACGCCCACCAGAAGGAACTCGCGGCAGCGAAGCGGGAGGCTGACGGTGGCGGCGGACACGAGTGAACTGGACGCCTACATCCAGCACCTGCTGTACATCCCGGAGCGGGTCGAGAAGCGGCTGGAACCGGTGGTGAAACGCGGCGCGGTGAACGTGAAGAACACCTCGCGCCGGAACCTGGCCAGCTACTCGCGTCGCGCCTACCTGAAGCACTACTACCGGTCGATCGGGTTCGACATGCTCTCCCCACTGGAGGCGGAGATCGGGCCGGACAAGGCGATGCCGCAAGGTGGCATGGGCCGCGGTGTCGAGTTCGGGTCACTCAACGCCCCACCGATGCCGCACCTGTTCCCGGCGTTCGATCAGGAACTCCCGAAGTTCGAGAAGGAAGCCTTGGCCGCCTTCTACCGGGCGGTGCGGTGAGCGTCCCCGACGCTGTCCTCGCGATGACGAAGGCCGCGGTGCCGGGTGTCGTCGTGTTCGACGGGATCGTGCCGGACACTCCACCTGGCCGGTAC